ATCTCAAGTTAAATCAATCAAAATTCTAAATGATATTGGTTAGAGCTTCTATAGTTTTTACGGAAGAAAACTTATTACATAACTATTATCTCTTATATTCACTCAAGTGACATAAATATGGAGCCATTTAATATAAAGAAGCCACTGCATTTGCTGTGTATATACTGGGAGCAGGGGTTGATCTAGTAACAAAAGGAAACATTTCTTTATTAAATATAATGTCATAAGCTAACTAGATCTCAACATTAAATAAAGTAGTGTTAGCTTAAGCTCCAGAAATTGCTATATATATAGAACTGGCATTTTTTGTGTGGTAAGTATCATAATTAGTTTGACCAGGTGCTATATAATTATAAGCTATAAAAGAATTGTCTCCAGAAGAAAAATCATTCTACGATAAAATTGGAGTAGAAAATTCTATTCCGTCTTCTTTAATAGAATAAGTTTTGTTATACATAAGTTATGATAATTCCTCTTGTTTAGCGCAACTAGTAATTTTACTACTTCCTGTTGTGTATATTACTCCACCAGGTGCATATCCAATATATAAACTACCCTGATTATTAATGGTAGAACTAACAGTGGTTAATTTAACTTTAACACCTTTTACTCTTATTGCTGAAATTTTAGAATAATCAGCTATTGATCCTGGGTCATATCCAGTTAAATTTTAAGTATTTCCATTCTCAGGATTCCAATCTTTAACTTATAAAGGAGTTGACAACATACAAGAAGAGGCTACAGGTAGATTAAATAATACATTTCCATCAGCGCCTGTAGATAATCCAACAGTATATTAATAATTAGCATGTGAAGCCATTTGACCACCCACAGATGCTAAACCCCCTGGAGCTAAAGGCTAGAGTGCTTGACATAAAGTAGGTGCATAAATCATTGGAGTTTTATCAGACATAGATTTCTTAGTTAATAACTTTCCTATATATTCTATAGCAGTAGGACCATGTTTTAATACTAAAGGAGCTACGGAATTAAATAAAGTACTAAAATCATCTGCAGCTAGTAATATCTTCAACTTTTACTTATCTTAATCGCCCATTATAGAATATTTTTTAGCTTCTGCATTCAAAAATTTTTAGGCAATTCTACCATCTAAATTTCTATCATATACATTGCCTTTTTACACTGGTTATTTTATGTTTGCTAATTATTTAATTTTATTGAATTATTCCCCTATACTTTAAGGGTCATTGGTTTTGTGTTTTACTAGTTATTCATGTAAATTATCCATGGCTTAATTAAAGTCACTTCTAGCTTTGAGTTTTCTTTGTTTTCTCTATTGATTCTTTGATAATTTCTTATCGTCGTTCATTAAATATTATTTTTATTAGTTAAATATATTGTGTTACTATAAGCCTTTATATAGTGTATTCTCATTATTTAAATTTTATTAAAACCTTTCTGTTATTTGTTTTAATAATTATTCAGAAGGCTAAAGTGGAATTTGGCATCTATATTAACTATAAAAATTAATCTACTCTAAAACATTAGTTTGCTTTGCTTTATAGATATATTTATACATATTCAATTTATTCAATAATATCATGCTATTAGATATGTATTTAATTTGCTAGAAGTTTGGGAGTATATTACGGAGATAATTATTACCATGATAATTCACATATTAGGAAACTTATATAGCTTATCTATATTCATCAACGGTTAAGTTTCCTTTAGTTATACTATTAGTGATATCACCTGTTTATTTTATTCTATCTAATTATCTTTCAATCACTAAACTATTTGATTATGGCTCATAATAACCATATTTAGAGAGGAATTCAAATTATCTATCTGAGCAATTTACCATTTTTAAAATTTATCCATAACCTTTATTTGTATCAATATTATCATTAGCACCAATTTCACAAAGAGCTTCCTTACAACGATTTACTTGATTTTTCTAACAAAGGATTAATAAATCGTCACCAGCTACAAATATCATATAGTTCTTTATTTTATTCTTCTTATAAACACTATCAACGTACAATCCTTATCTTATAGTATTACCAAAAGTTGTCATAACAGTGTCACCTGATGTTACAGTTCCATCTAATAAACCATGTGTAATATACTATTCCCTATATTTCAACACAAATGATCGTTTTGCTTTAAATAAACTCGCTTTATATTCATCACGCAAAAATATAGGCATATTCATTTTTGGATATATTGTATCAAAAATTTAGGAATGTATCACATGATCTACATTTTACAACACTTAAGTATTTTAACAAGAATCAAAATTGCTTCCATCAGCCATTAAAAACATCACATCATGTTTAGCAGATCTAACTTTATTAATACCGGAAGATATTAGATCATGTAACTGTTATCCATTTAAGCCGATTGCTACACGAATATTTTTGAAATCCTAATTAAATTCATTTTCAGAATTAATGAAGCCTATTAAACCTTCTATACAATATTTATTATAAATAACATCCCAAACTAACCTATTAGATGGGTTCCATATCATTCTAGGTTTACAATATTCAGCTTTATCGGGATGAAAATAAGCGTTATAATATTCATCATATTTTACGAATGGCTATAAAGAATGTCTCATCTTCATATCTTTTATTGTTTGGTATCTATACAACTTATAACGTCTCTTTTTTTCTGGTGCTGATTCTTAAATAAGTTCATTGAATGTTTTATAGTGAATATTGGCTCTAATATAGTTGTTAAGTTGAACTGAAAAGATCTTTGATTACTCTCTAAGTCTACGTATATAACTCATATCCGGTTTCACAATCACAGCATCATGTCTCAAAAATAAAGCTTCATATAAAGATTTTAAACTATTAGCAGATGTAGCATAAGATGCTACTCCAAAATTATGTAGATATTTAACATTATTATTATAACCTATTTATTAAATCATTTCGTAAAGAATTTTCTTTATAGGCTTTTTACATATAATCTTATTACAGGGTTATCTACTGTTAGCATATAAATCTACATCTTCTGTATGAACTATATTTATTGATCTGTTATACATTTAGTAATGACTAGACTATCTATAATTTGTTTTCATTTCCATCTTATTTTTGTAGAGAAATTTCATTTTAGCTATAATTCCTTTATTATTATTAGTTGACTCAACCTTAATTTCATTAAATACTTCTTCTACTTAATTACCAAATAAATTTCCAGAAGGTAACCATTTATTCAATTATTGCATACCATAGAATTTTTAATTTACAGGAATATATACTTAAGGTTTATCTTTGTTCCAGTAGTCATATAATTTATATCCTAATAAACCTATTGATATCATACCAGCTTCGAATTTATGTTTTTTAAATAAAGCGAAACTAATCAATCCAACTCCAGCTGTGTATATGTATTTATTCCACCATTTATGGGAAGGGTATTTATGTGCTTTAATATACTATTCATACTTATCTAATTATCTATCCAATTTTTAATTCTTTAAAACATCATCTAATTGTTTAACCCTTTATAGTGCAGTGTATATGGTATAAGCCCTATTATTATAATTAGCTGCGTTAGCTGCTTCTTTACTTTTAATTTCTAATAATCTAAAACCTTAAGACATCAACTTTTTATCATCATATTACTCAATATTATCTAAGGACCTATAATATTATAAAACGAAATTAAATTCCACATTATTAACTTCAAGGCTTTCATCTCGGAATACATTTTATTTTTTAAAATAGATAATGAAAACATTCTTGTTAATCTATCTTCTGAAAAAGGGTATTACAGTGTGTTAAGTTCCTATTAAGTAGTATTTTCCTTCATTGAAATATGCGATGAGAATATCTAACAAATTTTAGGTTGGAGAAGTGAATCTAGTCTATTCATGAGTAAAGTCTATTTAAAAATCTAATTCTTCATCTATAATCTAGTTGGTAGTATTTGTGCACAATAAAGATAGTACCTAATCACAATCTACAGATAATAAATCATAAAGATCAAATTTTGAAGTATATATATAATTCAATGGTTCTTCAGGGAATGGTTTACGTTAATTAAAAAATTCTATTAATGAGTCAAGTTTTACATCTGGTTCGGGTTTATCCCGGTCTTCTTCAAATTCAGTTTAGCTCATTAATTTTTTAATATTATTATTAACTTTATTCTCTATATATTTTCCTTCATCATCATAACTTAATAATTTATAGTGTAATTATGTTTTTTCTTATTAAATAGAAATTACTTCCTCATCTAAATTCCTATCTTTTGAAATAATCTCTTCTAATATTAAAGGTGTTTTCTCTCTGATTTTTTTCTATTATTTTATCTTTTCCAATTCATTTTCAAATCTTTATTTATTTTCCTCTATTTCCTCTTTCGTCATCATTTTAGCGTGTGCACCTATTACTTAACTTTCCTCCTCATCCATATTTTAGTCTTCTTATGCACTATAAAAGCTATTGATAAGATTTCTAACTTCGGGTGATATTACATCTTCATAGTTAACAGGTAAGGGCGGAGGTATATCTAAATTTGTATTTTCTATTTATTTTCTTTCTTCCTCTTTATCATAATGAGTAGGTGGTTAGACATTAAATTCTACTTCGATATCATCTCTTAATCCAGCTACTTCAAATAAATAATCTCTAAATTCTTCTTCGTATTCTAAACCATTTGAACTTCTGAAATTATTTAAAATTAACTCATAGTAGTCTCCATCTATTTCCTCTAATCTATAATCAAATATAGAGTAAGCTTAGCTATCTTATTTTGTTATTATAATATGTTCTTCTTATTCAGTTTAGACAACTTAAGCCATGCATCTACTCAATAAATCATGAACTTAATTATAATCAGGTTTACGTATCATATTATTCATTCTATTCTTAAATTCTTCTTAAATTTTACTTACCTGATTATTTTGTTTAATAGGTTATAGAGGTACATTCTTATTCTAAGTAACTGCTTTATAATCGATATGTTCTTCATTATTCTGATATCTAATTTTATATTACTTGAAAAACTCATTCTTATCATCAACGTATAAAAAATCTTAGATCTTATTGTTAATGAGTTTATATGTATTAACACCTTTCTCATCATACACTCCTACTAATAAATACTTCTTAGATGTGTCCACTTCTGCAAAGCATTTATAAGAATGTACTTTTCCTTTGTTAGTGATCATTGGTTCTAAAAAATAAATAGGTATTTCAAACTTAGTCATGACAGCCTATATTTCATTGGCGGTATAATCAAATTCTCTCCATCCCAATATATGACGGTAATAATGTAAGTCATCAAATATATATTTTTCTAAATCTTATATAAAATCTTATTCTAGAGACTTTTCATTTTCAACAAAAAAGTGATATAGGTTATCTTCCGAGGATTTTGGTACCACCATAGGGAATGTATTAACAGCCATATGTGAGTAATTATCAGCATTCCACATTTCATTTTTAAATATGACTTTTGTAAAGATTTTAATAGAAGGTTTATCATGCTTAGTAAAATTAAGTTCTTTATGTTTTGTTATATCAAAGCCTATGTTAGGTTCTATCATTGCTTATGAAAAATATTTCTAATTTTTTGCTAAATAAGCTTTTAATAAGTCAACATAATCACCATTTTAATAAATAGTTTCCAAAACTTCTAATAATTAATAAGTGACAGGTATATTTTTTAGACAGGCTTTATAAGTCATAATAGAGAAAATCTTACAACAATCATAATTGGCTGGACTACTTCGGGTTTCATATATCTTATCATTATATTTAAAAGCAATTCTAAGAGCTGCACTATCTCTGCGTTAAGTTGTGTATCCAGTTTTATCATCTAATTCTACTTTTTTCTTCTTAATAGCGTTAATGACATTAGGGTTTTTAGCTAACCCTTTATAATTATGTAAACCTATAGGGAATGCTTTTCTAAATTAATCAGAATAGTGTATCCATTTACTTAAGGGCATATCTTTCATATTTTTGGTATATATTCCATAAATAGGTTGGAAATAGTATTCTTCATCATCTATAGTATAAGTTTATCCTTCAGTTCTATTTAAATATCCAACCTAGTAATTAATATTTATCTTATTAGCATAGATCATCTTCAATAATGCCTAATTTTAAAATTTTTAAAAGAACATTATAAATATAACTTCAAATAAATCTGCGTTTCTATGTGTGCCACTTTCAATTTTCAAATCACAATGCCAAGATATTTTATTTAAAAGTTTTTATTAAAATGCTCCTGAATTAATAGCATTATATTATTTCAAGTCTATAGCTCCCCATCGATGTAATAAATAATGAACACTAGAAACTGCGTATAGCCTATCTCCCATATATTTTAACTCCTTAGTTGCACTAGAGTTTAAAGCAGTAGGATCGTATAAGATTTAAGCTATAAGAGCTGTGTATTTACTCTAAATCAAATATTTCTTAACTACATCTCCATATACTAAGTCTATTTATATATAATGTTATTTAGGAGCATAACCTCTCATCATTCCACCTTACAAATAGAATGGTTTGTAAACTTTATTTACACTATCTGCTAAAACGAGGGTATTCATTTCATCTACTTCTTTCATTACTAAATTAGTAGGTTTCAACGTAATATTTATCCATTCATCTCCTATATGAAATTCAAATAAATAATTAGCTTCGGTTGTGTTTAATAAACCTACAAAATCAATTAGAGTATTCTCAGATAAATCATCTAATTCAAATTATACAAATTCTCCCTTAATTTGTATATTATTTATCTTTACAGCTTTATTTAATGCTAATACCTCACCCATAAAGGTATCCAAAGAATTACAGTTGTTTTAAAGCTTATCTCTAAGTTATAAAGATGCAGGATCTTCATCATAAAAAACTATATCCACTTAAGAGGATTTAACAATTTCTAACTTCGATAGTTTTTTATAATTGGGTAAATTAATATTATATATATATAAAGAAGCATTATCTTCTATAATGGTGAAAGCGCTTTTTTATCTATCTAATTAGCGTGGGACAGATTCCACTAGAGGCAATAAGATAGATTAAACGGACTTCATGATGCATTATTTTAAAAGATTTTTGGTTTTTTGTGAATTTTGAGAAAATCCTAAACGGGGTTAAATCATTAAAGAAAAACTTTAATTATTAACAAAAACAAAATAAAACCAGAACATATAAAGACTCCAACTCACCCAGATTCATTATATCTCTTCTATGGAAGAGCATTCACGCCCTCTGGTCATGTTCTTT